CATATTTCAATAAGATGTATGACTTCTGTGAAGCATCAGGAATGGACTTCTATAGTGTATGTGATGGAGTGATTGCTGATAGTAGAATCGGTAGATCTCACACCCAAGTTCCTGGGGTTGATAATGACCGTGGATTTGGTGGCACTTGTTTCCCTAAAGATCTCAACTCTCTTGTAGTTCAAATGGAATCCAAAGGTGTGAATGCATCGATGCTGAGAGAAGTTTGGAAATACAATGAGAAAATTAGAAAAGTAATTGACTGGCCTGTAACATGAAAGTATTAGTAACTGGACATCGTGGATTTATTGGAAGATATGTTTTCTCTGATTGGAGAGAGCAAGTAGGATATCTTGCTCATGGACTTGATCGTCCTGATGATATTTCAGATTTTAAAGGTGGGGATTATGATCTAGTCATTCATCTTGCAGCATGGGCGGATATTCGTGAGAGTCTAGAAAAACCAGAGGAATACTATAATAATAATGTAGTCAAAGCAAAACCCATCTTTGATTGGTGTGGTGAAACTAATACTCGTCTTTTGTATGCATCCTCAAGTGCTGTCGATGACAAATACTGGGAAAATCCATATGCTATGAGTAAGTGGGTTAATGAACAGATGGCACCTCCCAACTCCGTTGGAATGAGGTTTACTACAGTCTATGGCCCAGATGTTCGTCCTAATATGATGTATGGTCTCCTTAGAGATAAAAAAGCAACATATGTCACCAATCATAAGAGAGATTGGATTCATGTAAAAGATGTGTGTCGTGCCATTAGATATCTTGCTTCAAGCGATATTACTGGAGTGGTCCCTGTTGGATATGGTGAGTCTGTTCCAGTTAGAAAACTGGCAGAGAAGTTTGGTCAGGGCGATTTGCCAGTCAAAGAATCCACACCTGGTGAGGCGATCGATAATGTTGCTGACATCAGTATCTTGACTAGTATCGGATGGTTTCCTACAATAAATATTCTGGATACTGTCTCGACCGATGACAACGCCTAACTGGCAACACCACTCCAAGAAGGAGCAGAAAAGAAAACTAAAACCACAAGCGATGAGAGCTAGGCGTGAAGCACTGCGCCAGTTCAAAAAGCAGCACATGGGTCGTCGTAAAGGCGACCTTTCGTCGTATTATGGCCACATACAGAAAAGAACACATGGCAGTCTCTCACGAAATCAAATCTCAACTTGCCAAACTGCTTGCTACTGAAGATCTGGTTGTTGAGCACAAGAAAATCAAGACCGCTCAATTTAATGTCCACACTCGTGTGTTGACTCTGCCTATGTGGGAGAAGGCAAGCAATACTGTTTATGATCTCTTGGTTGGACATGAGGTAGGTCATGCACTTTATACACCAGATGAAGATCCTCCGGATGGTATTCCGCATCAATTTGTGAATGTTGTTGAGGATTGTCGGATTGAAAAGTTGATGAAGCGTAGATACATGGGTCTTGCTAAGACCTTCTATCGTGGATATCAGGAACTAAATGAGGAAGATTTCTTTGAGATTCAAGGTGAAGATCTGACCACTTACAATCTTGCCGATAAGATTAATCTCAATGCTAAGGTTGGTAATTTTGTAAAGATTCAGTTCTCTGAAAAAGAGAAAGAGATCGTTGATATGGTTCATGCTTGTGAAACCTTTGCAGATGTTGCTGTTGCAGCAGAAGCCCTGTACAAGTTTTGTAAGCAAGAGCAAGAGGCAAATAAAAAAGTAAAAGATCTGGATCAACTTGACAATCTTCCCCCTACACCTCCTAGCGAGTCTCCCTCTAGCATGGAAGCACCCCCAGTGAGTGAAGATCTTGGTGAAGAGGATGGAGAGTCAGAACAATCTGAATCTACTGAATATCGTGATGAAGATCGTGAGTCTGGTAGTGTATCCTCTGAAATGGATTACAATGAAACACCAGATGTTCGCACTGCAGATTCTCTAGAGAACAAACTTCAAGATCTAGTTGGACATGGTTCTTATGAGAATAACTATGTTGAGATTCCTAAGGTGAATCTTGACACTGTTGTGATCAAGAACTCTGAGATTCATGAGTATATTGATCAGTGGTTTAATCTTCAGCAAGAAAAATATACTGAACACAATCTTTATGAAGCAGTTGATACTGAGTTCAGAAAGTTCAAACAGACATCTCAAAAGGAGGTAAGTTATCTTGTCAAAGAATTCGAGTGCCGTAAATCTGCAGACTCTTATGCTCGTGCTACTACTAGTAGGACTGGAGTTCTCAATACAAGCAAGCTACACACTTATCGATACAATGAAGACCTGTTTAAAAAAGTAACGACTCTTCCTGATGGTAAAAATCATGGTTTGATTTTTGTGTTGGATTGGTCTGGATCAATGCAATACACCCTGAAAGATACTTGTAAGCAACTGTTTAATCTTATCTGGTTCTGCAGAAAAGTTGGGATTCCTTTTGATGTATTTGCTTTCACTGGAGAGTGGAAACAAAGTGAGTTTGATCGACTTCAGGAACAGTATACTTTCCCAGATGTAACACCACACTATGAAAAAGAAGAGGGCCTTCTTGCTGTTCATGAGAGGTTCTCTATGATGAACTTGCTCACTAGTGAGATGTCTGGTAAGCACATTGAGAAACAACTTATCAATGTTTGGAGACTTGCTTGTGCTTTCTCAAATACCTGGTCATGTGGTTATACATATCCTCCAAGGGTTACACTTTCGGGGACACCTTTGAATGAAGCAATTATTTCTCTTCATCAGATCATTCCACATTTCCAAAAAACTCACAAACTTCAAAAGGTTCACTGTATTGTTTTGACTGATGGTGAGGCAAATACTGTCCCCTATCATGTAGAGATTCAACGTGGTCCTGATGCAGAACCTTACATGGGATGTCGTAGGGTCAACCCTGAGGGAACTTTCCTTCGTGATCGTAAACTTGGCACGACTTACAAGTTTAGTTATAGGTACAATGAGTTTACTGATGTTCTTCTAACTAATCTGAGAGATCGTTTTCCTAACACTAGTTTTATTGGTATCCGTGTTCTTGAGGGAAGGGATATGAATCGATTCCTCAATCTTTATTTTGATTCCACCGAAGATGATGGTTGGCTTAAAAAAGAAAAGATTCAACTTGAGTGGAAAAAGACAAAAAGTTTTGCTCTCAAAAATTCAGGATACCATGTGTATTTCGGTCTTTCTTCTAGTGTTTTATCATCAGACTCTGAGTTTGATGTGAAAGAAGATGCAACTAAATCTCAGATTAAGAGTGCATTCGTTAAATCTTTGAAGACTAAAAAACTAAATAAGAAAGTTCTAAGCGAATTTATTTCTTTGGTCGCATGACGATGAATTGGAAAGAAATTGCATTGCAGTGTGAGACTAACCCTAAAGTGAGAAAGGTTCTCAAAGAAGGTCCAAAAAGTCTTGCTCAAGCCTGGATGCTGCAAGCAATGAAATTCAAATACGGACGATATGAAAAGTGACCATGGGGAGGTTTCAGACCTCCCTTTTTCGTCTATAATACCTTCAGTTCAAACAAATCAAATGGGTCTCTCGAAAAGCAGTATCATCGAATGTCTCCGTGAATCTTACGGCGAGTCTGTGACTTCTGCTGAGATTAAGGCATTCTGTCAGATGAATGACTTTAACTATCAGACCATCACTAATAAACTGACTGATTTCAAGGTTGGCCGTGGTAAGTGGAATCTTGAAGTAACAAAGGAGACTGTGCAAGAATTGGAAGTATCTTATAGTGCTCCTGCTGCACTTCCGGCAATCGAACAAAACCTTATTCCCCAGAAAGATGATTCCTTCGTCCGCTTTGGCAACTTCAGCGATATTAAAAAAATTATTCAGTCCGGTATTTTCTACCCTACATTTGTCACGGGTCTCTCGGGCAATGGCAAAACGTTTTCTGTCGAACAAGCATGTGCCCAACTCGGACGAGAACTCATCCGAGTCAACATCACTGTAGAGACTGATGAAGATGATCTTATTGGCGGTTTCCGTCTTGTTGGTGGAGAAACCGTTTGGCATAACGGACCCGTCATTGAGGCCCTGCAACGGGGTGCTGTGCTGCTCCTTGACGAGATCGACCTCGCCTCAAACAAAATCCTCTGTCTTCAGTCTATTCTCGAAGGAAAAGGAGTTTTCCTCAAGAAGATTGGCAAATGGGTTGCGCCCGCAGAAGGTTTCCAAGTATTCGCAACCGCAAATACCAAAGGTAAAGGTTCCGACGACGGACGATTCATTGGAACTAACGTGCTCAACGAAGCATTCCTTGAGCGATTCCCTGTGACCTTTGAGCAGGAGTATCCTACTGCTGCTATCGAACAGAAGATCCTTGGTAAGATTTGCAAGGATGAAGAGTTTTGCAAGCGTCTCTCTGACTGGGCAGACATCATCCGCAAGACCTTCTATGATGGTGGTATTGAAGAGATCATCTCCACTCGTCGTCTGGTCCACATCGTGAAGGCATATAGCATCTTCAACGACAAAGCAAAGGCAATCCAAGTCTGTGTTAATCGTTTCGATGATGAAACCAAGCAAGCATTCCTGGAACTGTATGACAAAGTTGATGCAGACTTCAACATGCCTTCTCTTGACGAGGAAGCAATGAAGAACTATAATCCCGTTGACCCTAAAGACATTATCTGATATAATATGGGAAACTCTTGGTCTTTTCTATACGATGAAATGAATATGTCTAATTCCCCGGATACTATCAACTTTACTGATTTTAGTGATGTAACTATTGCTGGAGGAGAATCCACTGATACTATTTCAGGTTACGGTGCAACTGATTTTCTTTTTGGTGCTGCCATGGATACAATCTTTGGTTC